CCCGGCGTACGCGGAGTACTACCTGGCCCGCGACCTGGACGAGTACGAGGTCGTCGCGACCGAGTGCAAGTTCCCGCCCATCCCGATCCCCGGCACCGACTGGTCCTACATGGGCATGCGCGACATGCTGGTCCGCGAGCGGTCCAGCGGCCAGCTCGGGCTCTGGGAGAACAAGACGACGGGCCAGATCGACGCCGGCTACGTCGCACGCCTGCCCCTGGACTTCCAGATCCTCGGGTACGTGTGGGCGACGGAGCAGCACGACGGCGAGGAGGTGGACTTCATCGAGTACAACGTCGCCCAGAAGTCCCGCCTCCGCGGCCGGCAGGGCGAGACGTTCGGCGCCCTGCTGGACCGGATCGAGGCGGACTACCGCACCGACCCGACCAAATACTTCTACCGCGAGCGCGTCCCGTTCGACAGGTCGTCGATCGACCGGTTCACCCACCAGCTCGGGCTGTTCGTCAGTAAGCTCGAGTGGGTGCTGAAGAACGGCATCTGGACGCAGAACACCAACCAGTGCACGATCCGCGGCATCTGCCCGTACATGCCGCTCTGCCTCGGCGGGCCGACCAAGGCCAACCTGTCGATGTACCGGCAGAAGGCGGTCGCGCACGAGGAGCTCGAAGATGCCGCCTGAGCTTATCAACTTGACGACCCTGACGTGGGAGGAGTTCTTGGAGCTCCCCGAGGAGAGGCAGATGGAGCTGCGGGGCCTGCTGACCTCCGGGCTCTACAACCTCGCCTTCGGCATGCGGTCCTTCAGGTTCGACCTCTGCAAGCGGCTCTTCGAGTCGTCGCTGGAGCTCTACGAGGCCGGCGAGATCTCGGACGACGACGTCCTGGCGGCGCAGAGGACGCTGGCCGGCGCCCCGCTCCCCGAGAAGGACCTGCATGCCTTCGTCGTCGAGTCCACCGTCGCGCTGATCGCGGCGATAGACTCGTTCATCAAGTGCCGCGACGAGGTGCTCGGCATCTACAGCCTCGTGCACGCGGGGCGGAAGGAGGAGCCCAATGCTGCTGCCTAGCAAGGCGACGCAGATGAAGGACGTGGACCTCAACCAGCTCGCCTACTTCTGGTACGGCTCGCCCGGCATCGGAAAGACCGTGCTGGTGTCGGGGTTCGTCGGCGCGCGGCCGAAGGAGATGCCGCTCTACCTGTACACGAGCCCGTGCAAGTACGTGCACGCCTACAAGAAGGCGATCCCCGACTGGCCGACGTTCAAGAAGTCCGTGGAGACGCTCGCGCGGCGGAAGCCCAAGATCTACTCGCACATCGCGGTCGACGTGATCGACCACATCTGGACCCACTGTAGGGACTTCACGTGCGACAAGCACGGCATCGAGCACGAGGGCGACATGGCCCACGGCAAGGGCTGGGACCTCGTCAAGAAGGAGTTCATCCCGGTCGTCGCCAAGCTCGTCACCCTGGGCTACGGGGTCTCGTTCATCAGCCACGCGAAGACGATCGAGACCCGCGGCCGCGGCATCACGACGAGGAAGATCGTGCCGACCATACAGAACGGCGGGTACCAGATCGTCCTGCCGATCTGCTACGTCGAGGGCTACCTCGGCTTCGACGCCGAGGACGCGGACGACCCGCAGCACAGCAAGACCAGCGGCCGGCGCAAGATCTTCTTCGAGCCGACCGAGACGCTCGACGCGAAGGATTGGACGGGCCTGCTGCCCAGGTTCATCCGCTCCGACCCCGACCCGAAGGTCACGTGCGCGGAGATCACCGCGTACCTGACCGGCGAGAAGGTGGCGAAACAGAATCGACCGGCGAGGGCGCCGGCGAAGAAGCGGACCGGCCGCCGTGTGGTGCGCCGGGCATCCCGCTGACCCACAACCGAGAGAAGGAAGGAGACAGCCAGATGGCAGTCAGTGCAGCGGAGCGCAAGGCGCTCGCCAAGATGTGGAAGGAGTCCAAGAAGCACAGCGGCGGCGACTTCGAGGACGGGAAGTACCAGTTCGAGATCGTCGCGGCCGTGCTGGACACGTCGGGCACGAAGGTGCGGGTCAAGACGACCGTCAAGTGCATCGGCGGGCCGAAGGAGTACGTCGGCAAGAAGGCGGACCAGTACGACAACCTCGAGAGCGCCGAGAACATGGGCTGGTTCCGCAAGAAGTGCTCGCGCCTCGGGATCAACCCGCCCGACGGCTTCGATGACCTCATGACCGCGCGCGGGACCACCGGCAAGTGCATCAAGCAGATGGTCGGCAAGACGTTCGACGGCCAGGTGCGCAACTCGGGCGGCTTCATGAACATCTACGTCAACCGCCTGATCGGCTCGGGCGGCGACGGCGAGGACGAGATCGAGGTCGGGTCGCGCGTCCAGTTCGAGGTCGACGACGAGGAGGTGACCGGCGAGGTCGTCAAGATCAAGGGCAACAAGGCCGTGATCGAGGACGACGAGGGCAACACGCACCGTGTGACGCTCGACGAGCTGGAGCCCGCCGAAGAGGAGGAGGAAGAGGAAGAGGAGGAAGAGGAAGAGGAGGAAGAAGAGGAAGAGGAGGAAGAGGAAGAGGAAGAGGACGACGACGAGGAGGACGACGACGACGAGGAGGAGGAAGAGGAGGAAGAGGAGGAAGAGGAAGAAGAAGAGGAGGAGGAAGAGGAAGAGGAGGAGGAAGAGGAGGGCATCAACTTCCCCGCCGACGTCTCCGCCGCCAAGAAGCTCAAGGTCGCCGAGTGCAAGGAGATCCTCGAGAGCCTCGAGGTCGCCGTCCCGAGGGGCGTGAAGCACAAGGAGCTGGTCGTCGACATGACCTGCCTGCTGGACGACGCGCCCGTCCCGAAGGCGCGGCTGCACAAGCTCTGCGCCGTCGCGAACGTCAAGGGCGTGACCACCAAGACCCCGCTCAAGACCGCGGTCAAGAAGGCCAAGGCCGTCGTGGAGTCGCTGCTCGGCGAGGAGTAGCCAACTGAACGGGCCTCTCGGGGGTGAGGCCAGAGGGGGCGGGGCGGCCCGACAGCCCCGGGGCCGTCCCGTCCTTGACCCTTTCTTGGGGGAGACTGGTGGCGACGAACAACAAGAAACTGCACGCCGCGCTGATGGCCAGGCTCGACGTGAAGGCGGCGCTCGAGCGGGTCACTGGCCAACAGCTGGGCGACGGCAACATCCACTGTCCGTTTCCCGACAGGCACGACGGCGGCGAGGACACGTCGCCCTCCTTCAGCGTCGACGCGGACACCGGAAAGTGCTACTGCCACGCTTGCGGGTACCGGGCCTCGAGCGTCGTCGGCCTGGTGCAGGAGCTCGAGTGCGACGGCGACTACGAGGCCGCGATCGTCAAGCTTTGGAACGACCACGTGGAGCCGCTGGTGCCGGTCGCCGAGTACATGGCCGCGCACTCCGCCTTGCTGGGCGACTCGCCCAACCTCCTGATGATGCAAAGGCTGAGGGACCAGCGCGGGCTGCTGCCGAAGACCATCAAGAAGTACAAGATCGGGTGGAAGGGCAACCGCCTTTGGATCCCCGTCTTCAACGAGTTCGGGCTGCCCGTCGACGTGCGCAAGCACGACGTGTTCAAACGGCGCAAGAAGGACAGCCCCAAGACGATCAGCTACGCGAAGGGGTACGGCGGGGCGAGGTTGTACCCCGTGGAGGCGCTGGCCGAGACCGACGTCGTGCTGTGCGAGGGCGAGATGGACACCCTGCTCGCCCGCCAGCTCGGCCTCAACGCCATGACCATCACGTCCGGCGGCCGCACGATGAAGGCCGCGCACGCCAAGCCCTTCCGCGGGAAGCGCGTGCTGGTGCTCGCAGACAACGACGTGACCGGCCGCGAGGGCGCGCAGAAGAAGGTCGAGCTCCTCGCGCAGGCGGGCGCCGACGCCGCAGTCGTGCACCTCCCCGTGCGCGAGCGCGGCGAGGACTTCACGGACTTCATCCTCAAGTACAAGGGCGACGCGGACGCACTTGAGGAGTACATCGTCGACGTCCGCGAGGCCGACGACCTGGAGGGCGGAGGCGGCGCGGCCGAGGTCGAGATCGACGACCCGCTCGACCCCGACGACAAGGAGCAGAAGCAGATCGCCCGCGGCGAGCGCATGATGCGGCTGCTCC